CACATGATATGCCCCAGAAGATATTTTTGACCAAGTAGTTAATGCTCCAACTTGCACAGGGGATGATTTAGAAATTAAGTATGAAATATTTTGGCCTAATTGACCATAGTCATTATTGCCCCATGTATGTATTGTTCCTGCCGAAGTAATTGCTGTTGAAAAATACATTCCGTTTTTTACATCAGACCATGTCGTTCCAGAACCAATTTGAACTGGTGAAGAACGATAAAATGTATTGTTTTGACCTAGTTGACCAAAATTATTTCTGCCCCACGACCATAATGTTCCATCAGTTTTAACTGCTAACGAATGATAGTAACCGCATGCAACATTAAGCCAAGTAGTTAAAGCACCGACTTGCACTGGGGAGGAACGATTTACAGTATTATTTTGACCTAATTGACCATAATTATTTTGACCCCATGACCATAAGGTACCATCAGTTTTAATCGCTAAAGTAGCATTACCCGCTGATATTTTTGACCATGTAGACGCCGGACCTACTTGTACTGGAGAGGAGCGATTAATAATAGTGTTATCGCCAATTGAACCGTTACCATTAAAGCCAAATGCAAATAAGCTATAAGTCAACGCTGGAGTTCCGCTAGTTGGGGTACTATAAGCACTTGGGCCGTACGTATTCACAGCCGCAACTTGAACGTTATACGCTACGCCATTGGTCAAACCTGTAATTGTGATAGGAGAGGATGATCCGGTAGTGGTCGTAACTACACCGGCCGCAGTAGTAGCAATAGCAATATAAGACGTAATTGCTCCACCACCTACGTTAGCGGGGGCAGTAAAGGCAACTGTTAATTGAGTGTTCCCAGCCGTCACAGAACTAATAGTCGGTGCGTTAGGCACCTTCAATGGATTGTACGAGGCCGTGATAAACCCAGCTAAATAGCGTAGAGACATAGTCTAGCCCTTAGTTGATTTCTTCGTATGAAATGCTAAAAGTCAAAGCATTCGCTGTTCCTGACGTAATGCTAATACTCTTGTCTTCTTCTAAGTAAATAGCGGTTGTCTTGTCTGTCACAATCAATGAAGCATTAGCTGGCACAGAAATCGTTGAAGCTACTGGGTATGCTGTACCACCACTAGGTGCTGAACCTTGAGCTACGCCACCATTAGTATACAAAGATACAGTAGCGTTTGCCGCAGATGAGCCATTCACGTTAGCCACAACGATTTGATTGATTTTTAATACTTTACCCGAGCCAGAAGTGTTGGCCAGAAGAACAACAGCAGTCGTTCCTGAAGGTGTGTAGTATGTTGATTTGCCGTATATACTCGTTACGGCTACGATATTAGGTGCTGCCATATTTTCTCCTTAGAAACCAAATATCATCGCCATAGCGATGGACTTACCTGTCGTCACGCCTGATGATGGTGTTGACCATGATAATGTACCTGTACCATTAGTAGTTAGCACTTGACTGCTTGTACCGTCTGCATTGGGTAAGGTCCACGTCACATTTGATGCTACTGTTGCCGGTGCTTGAAACGCAACCCAGTTAGATGAGTCTGAATCTGCGAATCTTAAATCTGCTTGTGCATTTAACGTTACATCGCCACCCATGGTTAAATTAGATAGATATGTAATCGCATCTACAACATTAGTACCATCAGTAATCAATAACGCTTTCTTACCGTTAGGGATTGTGATGCCTGTACCTGCTGCAGTTTTAACTGTAATGGCTTGGCTACCAGTAGTATTATTAAACACCACATAAGGTTTCTCAATAGTCGGTACAATTAAGTTTCTAGTTGCTGTTAAGGATCCACTAGAAGTTGCATTCAAAACAAAATTACGCGCTGTTTGTGACGCGTTAGAATCTGTGAGTGTTAACGTTAGGTCTGCATCTGAAGTAAAATTAGCCGTTGCATAGCCTACAATAGCTTCTTCTAGCGCCGTACCTAAGTTAGTATTGGTGGTCGTACCCCAAGTACCTGTTTGATCACCAGAACCTATTAACTCAATCTTTAAACTTGAATATGTACTTGCCATAATTCATTCCTTTATGTAGGTATCTCAACCCACGTTACTGTACTACCATCATTTACAACAACCCAATTCGGGGTTTGATTATCATTTATTTGTTCCCAGATTAATACTGAGCCTATTTGTCCTATTGCACTTACCCCTGTAGGATAAATGTTACTTCCACCTACAACTGATACAGTTCCTAGTTGTGTTGTTCCTGTTAACCCAGATACATCAATTACCTGTGATAACTCAACTATTACACTGCCTGTATCGCCAGTAGCTTCAACACCTGTTACATCAAGTGCTTGATCTGTTTGAACTTCCGCGGTGCCAGTCTCACCTAGACTTGAAACACCGGTTGGGTATACGTTTGCATCGCAAGTTACAGCTTCATCGCCTAACTCACCCAGTCCGGACTCTCCGGACACCCCAACAACTACCGCTATTGTAGCATTAACATAGCCAACTTCACCATTTCCCTGAACCCCTGTAGCTGTAATATTAGCTACGCCAGATTCTGAAGTTGTACCTATTTCACCAATACCAGCAACGCCTGTAACCCCGTGCTGAGCGCCAGCTTCAACAGCTACTTCTGCTGCAACGCCTGTGGCTTGAACACCAGTCACATTTACGCTTGCCGCGCCAGCTACTGAAACGCTATTTACTGCGCCAGTTGCTTCAACACCAGTCGGATATACATCAATATATACACCCGCTTCAACTGTTCCTACTTCGCCACTAGCTTGAACGCCTGTGACGTTTACATCTATTCCTAACGATATTGCAACCGAGCCAAGTTCGCCAGATGCTGAAACGGAGCTATTACCATAACCCCAGGCGGCTACGCCCCAGCCCTGACTACCAAATCCTCCAAGTGCGATTACAACATCTGTCACTATATGCTCTTAAATTAAGCAATACGGATGATAGCGTTTGTAGCATCTGCGGTTGGGAATACAATTGTAAAGTTACCTGCGGTTGAAGTTTTGTCACCACCGAAGCTCAATACACATACAGATTTGTTAGATGCTGAGCTGTTGTAGATCAATGCACCTGATGCTGTAATCGTCGCTGTAGACCATGTAGTGTCTGCAAAGTCTGTATATGCTGTTGTACCTGATGATGTCGGTGTTACATTAGTAAGTGTGTTACCACCTGCTGTGTAACCTGTACCTGACGCTTCATCGCTGTTACCAGTCATGTCAGAATAGTTAGTTGTAGCTGCACCATATGTACCGACTAAAGATGCAGTTGCACGGAATAAAGCAATTTTAAATGTATTGCCTGTACCGTTTGTAAAGTTATGTGTGCCTGTCATCAGCTCTGTTTTAAAGCTTGTGCACATCGCTTGGGTTAATCCAGCCATAATGGGCTCCTTAATCTAAAAGTTTAACTAATTCAGGATGACCCGCTTGAGTCAACCTATTTGCGATTGTCACGTTGTGACAAGAAACCGCTTCCTTTAAGTACGCCAAAACCACTGCACGGATCTGATTGCGGAATGCTTCTGCTTGCTCTCGGATCGCAGGATGTGAATTCTGACCTACATAAATAATCTTATCTAATGCGCGGTCTACTAGTTCTTCAGGAGTAAACCCACGGTTGTCGGTAGTAAATACTTGAATACCACCTAAAATTGCTGGAACTTCTACGCTAAAACTCATTGTACTGGATACCTCACTTGTCCACTTCTGTATGCGTCACGACGATCTTTACCGTCACCAAGTTGTTTCAATAGCATCATTGCTTCGTCATATCGTTGTTTGTATACTTGAATAACGTCAGCTTCACCTTTTAAGTACGTATATGCTTCCAAAAGCGTTCCATATAATAAGGCACTATCAAAATTATCACCCAACCAAGTAGTATTGGCAGTAACAATAGACTCAGGATAATAAAAATAATGAAGTTCCATTGAGTAATTAGCGTCTGGCGTCGGACCCAAAATGAATGAATTCTGGTCAAATAGGGCATAGTAAATCGGTTTCCCTGTATCTGTCGGCGCTGGATATGACTCACGAATAAAGTTCACATCTTTATTTAATAGATACTCGTAATTACCACTACCATCAATTACTGCTAAAGAATATGTCGCTAGCCAATCAACAGGCGCAGCTAAGTATTTATTACTTGATGTAGTATTACCAGTCACATTTTTACGCAAGGCTGGCAGCTGAACTGAGTTATAAATTCTCTGCTCTGCGCCTTGTATGAACGTGTTCATATCCGTACTGCTAAACGTTTGTTCGCAGTAGTCTTCAACAGCGGCAACTAGTTGAGTATAGTTCATTATTTACCTTATGCTAAAGGACCACGTGATGTGAAACCTTTTGTAGCAGCACCCTTACCACGTTGCGCTACGCCATCTGACTTAACTTGATTGCGAGCTGGATTACCACCACCAACACGACGAGCAGGCATGCCACCTGGAGTAGACTCATTTGCCTTCATTGTGTTTGGATCAGTTTGATAACTGATATCTGGAGTTGGTACCACTTTAGGTTGTTTGTATTCAGCCATTTTCTTAGCCTTTCGATTGATTTTTAGCGCGAGCTAAATTACGACCATATTTTTTCATGTCTGCAGAAGTAACACTTGAAGCGCCTTTTGAGCCTTTAGACTTTTGAACGCCTACGTTTGGACCTGTATCGCCCAAGTTTTTACCTACTGTTTTACCTTTTTTGTTGATGCCTTGTGCACCTGCTTTGAAGCCCATAATATACTCCTAAGAAATTACTACTGTTACAGAACCTACATCACCTGTAGCTTCTAAATTATCTGGTATCGGCAATTGTAATGGATTACTAAACCCAACTGGATCCCAACCCCACTGAATTACTCGACTGCCGCCATCGCCGCCAGGACCAGACTGATAATACCCCAAATCAGGTCTCGGATCACGCACGGCCTGAGGGTCATTTACAGGATACATACCTAGTTGCAACTGCGGCTGATCCGGTTCCCAGCACTCTTGGCATACGAGAATATTAACATTTTTAGTTTTAATAACCAAGCGCTTAAGTTGAGATAGCTTATACCTAAACCCACAACGATCGCACTGGGCGATTGCAAACTTGCCAGAACTATACTTACTTGGCATATGATTACCTTATAAACTGCATGCGAGGCGCTAAACGAATAGCTGCTTTTTCTCTATCCTCATCCGCCGCAAGTTGGTATTGTTGCTCGTAATCTTCTTTCAACATTTGGATGCGTGGTGCAGCCTCAGGAATTTTTAAACTTAAGTAGTATGCCAAACCTGCAACAAGTGCTGGTAAAAATCTGAATGGAATATCTTGTGTAGTCGTGCCACCTGTACCCGCATCTTGAATTCGGCGTAGTCTGTAATAAACAAATGTATAGAAACTACTTTGATCTGGCGCTGGCCACACATTAATTTGTGGGTATTTAACACCTGTTGTAGGGTATGTAGCACCTGATTGTCTATTTACCCAAACTTGGATTGGTCGTCCTTGCGCGTTTTTGTTTGGGATTGTAAGGTATGTTGACTCACTAATTCGTGTGATGTTGATGTCGGTTTGGTTTTGCCCCGTACCAGTACGAACCACATGATCAAGCAAATCAATAGTATCAATCGGAAGATCATAAACAATTTGCCCTTCAACTAATGAAATAGTGCCTTGTTCTAATGTCCATAGGTTAATACCTCGATTAGCCCACTCAATTGTGAGTAAATTGAGACTACGTCTAGCTGTACGTAAATCATACCCGGTACGAAGCTCAGATCCACAACGTTCAAATGCCTCTTCTACTAAGTTATTTATATCTAAATTAAAGCTGCTGGTGCCTGATGTGGTCATTACTATTCACCTAACATATGTTTTAGTCTATTTGACATGCCTTTATGTACTATGCCCCCTGAAGCTTTCTTAACCGTAGTTTTAGCAGCTTTAGCAGCTTTAGCAGCGGCAGCATCGGCAGTGGCTTTTGCTTTTGCGTCAGCAGTGGCTTTATCACGAGCTGCTTTAGTTTCCGCAGTTTCATAGGTCTTACC